GGTACAAGGCGCGTATCATACTACAGGATAGTCGGCACAAATCAAAGCTTTTATTGGGACTTACAATTGGTTCGTCGTACTCTCGAATGGATCCAAAATTATACATTCCAGCCGCATCACGGCCATCGTGATAATCACTGCTAATACATGTATGCCCATTCATAGTAAAAATAGCACGACCGTAATCAATGATACAGAATAATTTTCCATACGTTGGTACACGCCAACACTGTCCTTTTGTATCCTTATACCATAAAAATGGTTGATCTGTTGGTTTCCATAAGATATTATTCGTATGTAAATCATTATGAGTTAAATGAAGAATCGACTGTAATTGACTCAAGGCAGCACAGACTTGAAACATCCATGCAGACCACATACATTCTTGTTCCTTTGTTTGGATTGGAGCATACGGCGATTGTTCTAATAAGGAATCCATTGTACCATGTAGTTTTTCCAAATAAAGAATTATAGATGGCATTGATTTAAATTCAGCTTGAATTGTATATGTTTCTGTAAAGGATACTTCAGAGTCTAGGGAAGAACCTGTAGAATGAGAAATAGATGTTTTTCTTGGATAGGTCTTTGAAGAAGAAAGTGGCAACGTAGACTCTTGAAATTCTAATCCAGATGATTCTTCTAGACCACCCAGTTGTATAAATTCATTGGTTATATCAAGTGGTTCCTCCAATACTTCTGCTTCAAGAGTAGTGCTATCCTCCTCGTTACTATCTTCATTATAATCCTCCATAGTATCTTCATCACCATCCTCATCGTCATCCTGTAAATATTCCTCATCAGGCCTCAAATACTGCTGTAATTCTTCGTAACTTAATTGAGTTCCTGATGCCTTCTCTGTAACACATAATGTGAAATTTCCAGCATCTAGTGCTTCCCAAAACCACTTAGAAAACCGAAAATCTTCAATATCATCTTCCAAGTTATATCTAAAACTATCACATACTCCACGAAATGCTCCGTAAAATGTACAAAAGTGAGGCGTATTGTATTGAGCTCGTACTTTACTTACAAGAGAACTTGCTATTGCATCAATATATCCTTGATTTTCAGGTGCCAATACACTCGAATGTTGAAGAGACCAGGTGAATGGTTTTACAGGCTGTTCATTGTATCGCATCCATCGATAGACATCTTGTAGCGCTATAGTCTTTTTGAAGGCAGCTATTTCCTGAATAGTTTCCCCTTGTTGCAATGTAAGTGTACCTTGATTCAGCGTTTCATTCGAATCTGGATTCCAGTCAAGAATAGTCGACCCTGTAGACAGTGTCAGTGATTTATTTCGCAATTTCACAGGTACAAGCTCTTTAAAAATAGATATTGTATCGTCGACATGTGCCAGGGAGGATTGATTTTTAACAAATGTAGCTAGTCTGGATGTATTTGATTCAGAAATATCTAATTGGAGCTTTGACCCTGCCGTATAGGATGTTGTAGAGGATCCAGCGGCAGATCGTCCTCGTCTTGCATTTCCTCGTGGCGGCATCAAGAGTTCTCTCCGGGTTTTTGTATTTCTACCTATACAATTTCACGCGGTTTTCTATTCGTAAAATAGTATGAATATCTTTTTCTAGAGTGGATAGAAATGGCATCGGCTCCACCTACAAATTCACTCTCTGCTCAAAGTGTAAAACTCCGCAAATTTGATATGAAACTGATTCCACAAGATGCAGTTTGTGTATTTATCGGGCGTCGTCGTACTGGAAAATCTACCCTTGTAAAAGACCTTTTATTTCACCACCAAAATATTCCTATGGGGACTGTGATTAGTGGAACAGAAGAATCCAACTCCTTCTACGGAAAGATTATTCCCCCCATCTTTATTCACGGAGAATACAATGCAGCTATTTTGGCAAACTTTGTAAAACGTCAAAAACTCATCACAAGCAAAATTCAGCAACAAGAAACAGCTCCCCGTGCTCCTGGACAGCTTGCTGTAAAATCGAAACTAGATCCACGTTCTTTTTTAATTCTTGATGATTGTCTTTACGATGATAGCTGGATTCATGATAAAAATATTCGCTACTGTTTCTTAAATGGAAGACACCAGAAGATTTTCTTCTTAATCACCATGCAGTACCCGCTCGGTATTCCACCTGTACTCCGAACCAATGTAGACTATGTATTTATCTTACGAGAGCCATACATTAGCAATCGTCAACGTATCTTTCAAAATTTTGGTGCAGCATTTCCCAATTTTGAATTTTTCTGTCAGATCATGGATCAATGCACAGAGAATTTTGAATGTCTTGTAATTAATAACAATACCCGATCCAATAAACTAGAAGATGCTATTTTCTGGTATAAGGCAAATAATCAAGGAGATTTTCGTATTGGAGCACCTGAATTTTGGCAACACAATGCAGTCCATTATCGTGATAAGGACGAAGAAGACATAAATTCCTATGACCCGACCAATTCTAAACGACTCAAAGGACCACCTATTGTTGTTCGAAAACAATACTAAAGAAAGAACCCTCTAACAGAAAGACATCCAAAGATGGCAACCTATAGTATAGTCTGTTCCTTATTTATATTATGCTTTGCTCTGACAATGAGTTTTATTGTATACCAATACGAATCATTTATAGGTTCATCGGATGCAAAAGAATGTGGCGTAGATCGCCCTCCCTGTACTGGCAGCAAAGCGTGTATAAACGGTTGGTGCGTTGATTCGAATCCACCTCACGTTCCTGTATCAACAGGCCTCCCGGTTTACCCTTAGAATTTGATTGTACTATACTAGAAAGAATGGTAAGTCGTGGTACGGTTGGACTCGGATTAACTGGCCTATTTGCTGTGTTTTTAACAGTACTGTTTGTATTGCCTTACGTAAAGATGTTTTTTCCAATGGTAAGTGGATTTACGGATATGACTTGCGAGGAAGGACGTAAACCATGTGACGAGGGATACTTTTGCGCACAACGCACCTGCGTTCCCATTTTACCAAAGTATTCCATGGACAAGGTTCAACCTAATTCATCTTTTTAATAATACAGTAGTCTACTTCTTATAGTGTTTTACTAAAACATGTTAAGAATTTCATGTATCCTTTACTCCTTCTTCTGCTCCTCCTTTCGTTGTAGAAACAGGTCTGGCTTATTATCAAAGAGTCCTCCACCGGCAGCAGGAGAGGAAGCAGGAGTTGCGGTCTCCTCCTCTACAACACTCATAACCTCCTTTGCCGTTTTTGTACCAGCCTTTCCAGTACGAACATCCTTATTTTCCTTGAAAAACTGCTCCTTCTGATCTTCGTTTTCCTTATAAGACTTCATTAAGCTATTGAGCTCATCCTCGGCATACTCCTGGTCTGCTACATCATGAGGCTTGGGATCCCATGCAAGCCACTTTCCAACAGTAGCTACATAAATGTTATGAATTGGATCATTGCGCTGAAGCTTCTTTGCCCGAGCCGAAGCCTCTTCCTGGGATGAATAGGAACCACGTACTTTGAGTCCACGAACTGATGTCTGAAATCCATTCTTGGAATGAAAGTCCTCCTCCAACCTTTTTCCATTTGAAAACATAAAATCGTCATAGGACTCCTTGATAGTCGTAGCTGTAATATCCTTGGAATTCTCTTTGACATAGTCCTGGTAAGCACCCAATACCGTATCGACAGGGATTCGTGCCTGACGACACAAATCAGATGCCTCTGCCAAGTTCTCATTGCTGAGACGAGTGGATTCTGCGTCTAGTTTTGTATTAAAGTCCATCACTTGTTTCGCCAAAAATTTCTCAAGATTCTTTGTCTTCCAGGTAATTTCATATTGTTTCATAAATTGTTCAAACATATACATATCCTTCCTGGCAAGAACAGATTCAGGACTCAAGAAACTCAAAAGAACAAAACGCTGTCCCGGGATTTCATTATCTTCGTCCAAAAAGTCTTCTTTGATAGTATTCGATGCCATTTGTTCTTCTTCCTATATACATGACTATTTGGCCACTCTTTACGCAGGCTATGAATTATACTCCGGACAAGAACAGTTCTTCCCGAAACATTTTCAAACACTAGAGTATAGAAGCAAATGGATTTCAGTGTCGGTGAATTCGTAAATCGTGCTCTAAAGTATTTACTCGAGGGTCTGGCAGTAGCCGTTGCTGCAATCTACATCCCCAAGAAATCTCTTCCTCTTGACGAGATCGCCGCCCTGGCCTTGGTTGCAGCGGCCGTCTTTGCCCTTCTGGATGTTCTTGCCCCTTCCATCGGTGTCACTGCCCGTCAAGGCGCTGGATTCGGTCTAGGTGCCAACCTGGTCGGCTTCCCTATGCGCCGCTAGGTGCTAAGTCGTTAGACTATGCGCCGCTAGGTGCTAAGTCGTTAGACTATGCGCCGCTAGGTGCTAAACCGGTAAATCTGGTATAGTAAAGTAATATAGATTTAATGAAGCCAATTTATAAAAACGATAAGAATAGTTTTTATAAATAGTATAAAATTACAACAATATCATACAAACCGAAGAAGATCCTCGTAGGAATATCGTATTATATTTGTATTGTCTGAAATCATTCTGTTATACAGTTTGGAAGAAGCTCCTAGCCATACTAGTAAATAAAACCAGAATTCTGGACAAATTGGTTTAGGTTCTACAAGACTTACAGTATCAGGATGTTCTAGTACAAGTGTTGCCATAATTATTTGTTCTTTTCCTATAAATAATTTTGCTTGAATATATTTATCTATAATTGATTCGTATAATCTATCATACCGCTTCCAAGATTCTATAGAACCTGCAACAATTCCACCACCAATTCGCATTTTACCTAAAGCACCTCCACGAAAGGGGATTCCATTTATAGTTTGAATAGCATTGTCTTTTTCTGTAAATTCACCAACATTTAATAGTAATATACGATCAGTTGGAATTCGTTCTGGATGAGGAAATTCTTTTTCTACCAATCTACATAATCCTTCTGATCGTAGTATTCCTGCATCAGTCCAAACAAAATCAGTATGATTCCATGGATTTAAGGCAATCGCTCGTTTTACAAATTCTTTTTTCTCATACCAAACTTTATATAAATCTACAGAATGGTATTTATTTTCTGGATCAATCGCATACTGTGTTTCCCAGAAGGTTTGTGAAAATGCTGAATTTGCTATCCATTCAGAACGGTCTAGAATTTGAATATGTGTACGATCTGGAAAATGGGATCTACATACTTCCACAAATGGTTTAAATGATTCTTCACAAAAAAATAGAATATGAGCTTCACAGTGTTCTAAAAAAAGACGAATCCACGTACGATACTCTTCTTTAGAATATTTTGAAGGCATTTCATAATAAGCAGAAACAACTGTTGCAGGAAGTGTTTTTTGGGTAAATGTTCCAAGTGGTTTTACTTGATGATATCCTAATCGGATTCTTCGTTTAGGAGCTTTGGAACCCCACGATGACATATCTTTTATATTCTGGATAGTCTGGTTTAGAACCATTAAATGCTTTTAATAAATTCCCATCCCATTTCAGCACATATGCTTTGCCAAACCTTACTTTGTTGATACAACTTGTCACGATTTTTCAGCAAAGGGAAACTTGCCAAGAATTCATCAAGCTCCAACAGTTCACAGAATTTGTACAAGACATACGAATAGGACAAGAAATTTCGACGATTTTTGGGACAATGCTTCTGGAAACTTGGCTGAATTTCCTTGAACATATGACGTAGCTTTTCCTCCGTCTCACGATTCATGACTGGTGCAATACTTCCATTCAATCGACTTATAATATAAGGAATATGATCGTATTGACGATTTAACTTGAGTTTTCGCAACACTTCGCGCATTTGTCTGTATTTCAGATTTTTCATATCTGTAATACGCTGTTTTTTCAGCTCAACTGTAATCATATCAAAAATCTCCTGAGGAATTTCAGTACTTCCTTTTGCCTGAAATTGCGCCAACAGTTCATTAAAGTGATTGATACGCTTATACGCATAATAGGAAGACTCGCGAGGAGGATCCTTATAGGACGGGCGATCACTATCAATTAAGATAAATTCAGTCATACCACATTCTGGGCAATACAGCATTGCCTCATTCTGACTAAACATCATATCAGTTCCACATTCTACACACTCTCCAGACATATCATCCAATTCATTTGATTTCTTCACATATTCTGGATTAATTTTCAGCAAATATTTTTCCAGTAAACTGTCACGACTCAGACCTTTATCTGACTGCTTCGAAGCTTTTTCAAATACTTGGCTTTGTTCGATTCCAGTATCAATGGCTGCTGCAGTTTCCAGTGCACTTAATACATCACCAGGTTTTCGTTTGGATCGTTGAGAAATTGCCCCAATCGCTCCCTTGGATATTTTATCTTGTATATCATAATAATCAAAGAGAAGATTTCCAGTATCTAATAAATAGTCGTAAAGACGTCCATCTTTCTGTTTTTCTGCCAATTCTTCCTCTAAACGCACATATTGATTTTCTAACTGACCGCGTAATAAATCGTCTGTTGTTAATTCAATTTGTTCTTTCAATTCCTTTGATTCTTCTTGTAAAAATGAAACCTCTTCTGTTTCACTTTGTATTTTTTTCAATTGATGTTGATGAATTACATCCAATGTAGTTCGTTCTTCAGGATTACTTCGTTTTGTTGGACGAATCTTAAAGAATCCATCCTGTGACTTTCCCGACATTCTATAAGTGCTACAATTGTATATATAGTGTGTTTAAGCAAGAAGATATGTAACAGGGTTCTTGCGGGAAGTACAGGACAATTCGAATCCCGGTGTTCTACCATTTGCGTTTTACACCTTTCCAAATTTTTTTTCTGTGCATGGGGTATAGACAAAGATGACAGGTGGTGGTTTAATGCAGCTCGTAGCCTATGGTGCTCAAGATGTTTATTTGACTGGTAACCCCCAGATTACCTTTTTCAAGGTAGTGTACAGGCGTCACACTAACTTTGCCATGGAGTCCATTGAGAATCCCTTCAACGGAGCTCCTAACTTTGGCAAGAGGGTCACTTGCACCATTCAGCGTAATGGTGACTTGATCTTCCGCATGTACCTGCAGGCCACCCTGCCTCAGGTGACCCTCCAGGCCAGCGATGGCTCTGGTGCTCAGTTCAGGTGGCTCAACTGGCCTGGCCACAACCTCATCAACTCCGTCGAGCTGGAGATTGGTGGTCAGCGCATTGACAAGCACTATGGTGACTGGCTCCAGATCTGGAATGAGCTCACCCAGGAGCCTGGCAAGCAGGCTGGCTACTCCAAGATGGTTGGTAACGTCCCTCAGCTAGTGAACACCCTTGTTCAGGGTGGTGAGGACTGCGATGCTGCGTGCGGCTCTGGTGCACCCAACACCTCTGACGAGGTTGCCAAGTGCGCCCCTGAGTACACCCTGTACATCCCTCTTATCTTCTGGTTCAACAGGCACCCCGGTCTGGCTCTGCCTCTGATTGCCCTGCAGTACCACGAGGTTCGTATCAACCTGGAGTTCAACACCATCAACTCCATGTGCTGGGACTATGCTCCCCAGAACGTCAGCAACCCCCACGTCATCCGCGACAGGGTTTCCAATGCTGGCCTGGTAGCTGCCTCCCTGTATGTTGACTACATCTACCTCGATACTGATGAGCGTCGTAAGTTCGCCCAGGTAGCTCACGAGTACCTGATTGAGACCCTGCAGTTCACTGGTGGCGAGTCTATCACCTCTACCTCCAACAAGATCAAGCTCAACTTCAACCACCCTTGCAAGGAGCTCATCTGGGTTGTACAGCGTGACTCCTTCGTCAGCTGCGATGACAGTGTCATCAACCCCTGGAAGGGACAGCAGCCCTTTAACTACTCTGACTGGTGGGATCGCTCCGTACTGGAGTCTGGTTACTCCGTCACTCGCGTAGAGGGCATGGCCGGTAACAACCCCACTGTAACCGCCCTGATCCAGCTGAACGGCCACGATCGTTTCACTGTTCGTGAGGGTGACTACTTCAACTTGGTCCAGC